TTATAAAACATATACATATTATCATCAGCACCTATTACTGAATGTGCAACAGTATTTATTGTTTCTCCTAGTGTTTCTACTGTGTCTGTGAACGTCCCGCCAATAGCCCATTTGCTAACATTAGTAGTTCCTGAAAACATCCAGAAAGCATCTTGCCACTCTATGAAAGATCCAGTTATTCTAGCTGCTGATCCCTCTGCTGTTGATGGTAAAGTCCATCCACTGGTCGTGGCATTTGTTTTCTTTATTATCTTTGGATAGCCAGCTGATGTTTTACCAAGAGCGTATATACTAGTTGATCCTTTAACTTGTGTTGGATGATATAGATCATATTGTTTAATACCATCATCCGTAGATCCATCACTGTTATCTTCCTCCATACTTCTATTAGGTATTAATCTATTATCAAGAACCTTAAAATTCTTAACCATTGATCCAACTCCATACTGTCTCAATCTATCATCTCCAGATATTCCACCACTAAAATTGTCTATTATTACTGTTTTCATGTTATCTAAAGTTAATAGTCTTAGTTCCCAACTTGTCTTTTACGTCTTGCTCTCTCTGTGAATAAAACTCAATCATCTTCTTCTCTACTCTCACTATTTCAGCCATTAAGAAGTTTACTCTATCTTTCTTATAACTTACTGCATATGGTAAAGCCATCTTTAATGGTAGTAAAATATGAAATGGAGATGCGAATCCAGGCTCTTTTGTACCAGTTGATACTTCTGATGATGTGAATAGATCTGCTGTTCTCTGAAAAACAACCTTTAGCCCATTGGTTGTAGTTACATTAGCTGTAGCTGGTTTAGGAAATAACAATAACTTATTCTCTCTCTTGCCATATAAGAGTGGTTTACCATTAGTAGTCATATATTCCTCTATTGGCTCTATATCTCTTAAATCGAGCGGTGTTAGTTTAGACAAGTCTCCATTTTCATCCATAACAGAAACGCTCTCCACTGTTAAAAGTGCAGAGTCAAATGAATATTCTCTTTGATTATCTACTAGGTTTTGTGTTCCTGTTGGGAGTGATGTGAAGTTACTATCACCAAACTTCCATCTAGTGTCTAGTGCTATTAGTGTTCCTACTACTTCCTCATAAGCAGTGTTGCATCTACGCAATAAGTCAGTATCTATATAAGATGCTGATGTTGCATCTACTAATTTTCTTGCCTCAGAGTTTATGTCTTGTATGTTCATGCTTTTAAAAATTACTTATATTAGACTACCCACCTTTTAGTGATGGGTAGAAAATATATACAATCTATGCCACTAAGACATCAAAAAGTACTGGTTTGGTATTGTTCCATGCTTTAAAAGCATAATCTACACGAGATACGATTCCAATACCAGAAACAGCTCCAGAACCAGTAGCAGGCTCGTTATCGATGATAACTTGTCCGTATGTTTCTTTTACAATTCCTAAGTGGAAAGTATCTTTGATACCAGCGAAAAGATGTCCAGCAGCGTGGCTGTTAGATACATAGTGATCTACACCCATGTATTTAAAACCAGCGACAGTACCATCTTTTAATGCGTTATCAGCTGTTGAGAATCCGTTAGCTTGTACGAAAGCTTCTAAGATTTCAAAGTCAGCAGCACGCCATACAATGAAGATTCCTCTTCGGTTAGCTAATTTTTGACCATTAGCTTCTCTAATTTCTCTCTTAAGTCCTCTGATGATGTCATCAATGTTTGTTGCAGAAACAGTAATGTTTCCAGCACTTCCACCAATAGAAGCGTTATCAAAGTTAGTCCAAGATGCGTGAGAAGCAAGCATAGCTGTTTCGATTGCTTCGTTTAGCAATGTTCCTTGAGCTGCTGCTAACTCCATTTGTTTTGCGTAAGTTGATTGAGCTAAGTCTGCTCTATCAATTAATTGAGGCAAAATCTTAAACTGGTTGATAGTAATACTATCGTCAGTGAAAGTTACATCTTGATGTGTGTAAGCAGATCCACGAGTACCTGATTGTACTGTAGCGTCTGTTGAGTATGGATTATGCAAAACTCTGTCGTTTGTATATTCCACCTTACAAATCTCTTTCCAGTTTTCAGGAGCATCTAATCTCTCTTGGAGTTTAATAGCCCATTCTTCCTGGTAAATGATTGTATTAGCCATTTTAGTTAGGTTAAGTTAATAAGAACCTAGCTAACAACTGGATTACTTGTAAATTTACTTTCTGCTGTTTCCTTTTTTATTTTTGCATTTACAACATCTCTACGCAATTCTTGTTGATCAGCTGGTGGTAATTCACCTTTAGCCAACCAATAATCAACTGTGCTTTTTGTAGACGTTGCAGATCTTTTAGAATTTGCAGGAGTAGCGTCTTTTACTGCCTTAGCTTCTCTTAAGTCTTTTAGATCGTTCTTGAAATGTTTATTATCAACAATCTCATCTAACGTCTTACCAGAGCTAAGATATTCAGCTACAAGTTTGTTCTCAGCCTCACCCTTAACGCCATTAGCAATAAGAAAGGCTTTCTGACCATAATCTAGTCCTTCGCTTGGTTTAGGTTTTTCTGGTTCAGCTTCAGCTTTCTCCTTGAGTTTTGCTAACTTAGTAGCGTTTCTCTTGGCGATACCTTCTTGTTTTTTAGCTTCTGCTTTCCAGTCAGTATTGTCTTCGTCGACATCTACATTGAAGTCTTCTTCAACAATACCTTCGTCATTTGTATTTCCCATAAATGATAATGGAGTTCATTTTTGATAGAATGATAACTCACGATTAATTTTTAATAAGTAGAATAATAACTACTAATCAATGTTTTAACGAGATTGAGAACTCAATGTATTACTTCTTTTTTGTTTTTTTCTCTTGTTTTTTCTTGTCCTTTTTAGATAAAGAGTTTTCTATCTTATTCTTTAAGGAGTACATTCTTTTTTGTAACATATTATCTTGCTTTATTTGTAGTGTCTTTTTCTTTTTCCACTACTTTTTTAAATGTTTCTAATTGACCAAAACCCTCTTCTAGCATCTCTATGGCATATCTCTTAGCTCTTAGTATCTGTCCAACTTGTTCATCTGACATAGACTTACCATCTGGCTCGTTGATTGTAATTGCGAAGTTACGCATTGGGTTAGCCTCTTTTCCCTTCTGAAGTGTTCCGTTGCTATAGACACCGAATAGAACGATCTTCTCAATAGCTTGTTTTAATACAGGGTTCTCTAAAAACCTTTGAACCTCTGATACTTCTTTGTCATTTAAAATTTCATCCATATTGTTTAATTAGTTTATAATACTACATCTTGTGGTGCTTGTTCCTGAGGAGCTTGCTGAGGAGCTTGCTCTGGAGCTTTTATACCACTGAAGTCTATTTGTTCTAAACCACTAGACTCTATTATCTTATTAAATAGATCTGCCATTGCTGGTTCTGCTAAGGCTGCGGGATTACCAAGTACCTGTCTGAATACATTAACTAACTTATCTACCCTCTCTCTCATGTACTCTTGTTTACCTGCTATATTAACTCTTACATCTACAGCTACATCTTTCATCTCATCTTTGAATATCTTAAAAAACTTCTTGTTATCTCCGCTTAAAAACTTCTCTCTAGACTCTGTTCTAGCTAACTCTATGTCTTCAGCATTAGGTATATCACCATTTAAGATAGTTTCCATAACTCCTTCGTTAACTTTCTTTTCTGTTATAGCATCAGCTATTGTCTGCATTTCTTTCACATCTAGCTCAGCCAAGAACTTTTGTTCGTTTACTATCTCTGTCTTTAGGTGAGGGATGATCCAATCTTTATATATACCATCTAAGAAGGTAGACAGTTTACCACGCCTATAGTCATGTAGTCCTTGAGAATTGTTTGTTACTAGCTCCTGTAGTTTAAAAGGAGTTCCAGATTTAGGAGATTCTCCCATAATAGCATCACTAGCTGATCCCATTTGCTGAGCATGAGCTTCCCAGTCCGATATAGACTTCTCAAACATTGATATATTTCTTGGAAAGTTATCTACCTGCCCTATATCAGTACCGTCTGCTAGTGTTAGTATTTCACCTGTCTCTAAGTCTTTGGTGTTGTTTCTCTTAGCGAATGATCCATCTGTTGTCTTGTAAATAATCTTAGCAGCTTCATCAAGCATCTCCTTAATCCTGATAATATCATAGTTGACCCATACCTGAGGCTCAAACAACTCTTCTGCTCCCCCTAGTCCTAAAGCTCTTCCGTATATATCGTCTCTTAATATTAACTTAAATATACTTTCTTTCTCTTTGCCACTAAACAATGTAACACCTTGAGACTTTCCTTCCTTGTCTGTGTAGAAAGCCACTATCTGCATTTGACTACAATATTTCTCACTATCACTGTTCTTTTCTCCTATAAACTTCTCTGGTAAATTACCATGGACTTCATATATTTCTATGTATTTACCTGGCGTCTTGGTTGTTTTACCATCTTGGCTATCTTTAATCTTTTCATTCTGGGCTAATATAATAAGCTCTTCTAAGGTTACAGTTGCATTATTCTCTGGTTTACCCCATCCGTACTCTTCCATGTCTAGTAGTTGGTCAGGTGAGTAGAAGTGTTTAATAGCTATTGGTCCAGAAAGAATATCAGTCTGATCACAAAATGCTATGCTCTGCAACGGTATAACCTCTGGTTTAATTTGGTTTACGTTCTTAACTAAAGCTCCACCAAAGTCTATATAACTCTCTACCATCTCATCTATAAAGTCATCTAAGCCATGCTCTCTAGCCCATTTCTCATGAAACTTCCTAATAACTAAAGACTTATAATAGTATCTAGCGTCATCTACAAACATCTCTATGTCCTTAACGTCAAAACCCTCTGCCCTATATTGTAGGTTGAGGATAGGTCTAGTTATGTTTTTAAATGGTTTTTGGTCATCTTTTCCTGTAGAATATACACTATTCTTATATAGTACTGATAGCTTAATGTGTTCTTTCATTGACCACTCCCATTGGTCGATTACCTGTACAGGAAGAGCATAATTAGTCTCCTCTGTCTTGATGTAATCATATATTGTGTTTGGTACATTCATATTATTCTCCTAATAAAATACTTAAGTTTTTAGACATTGCTAGTTTGATCATCTTATTACCACTAAACAATCTCTTCATTTTAAATGGTTTGTAATGTTTACTTACAACAGTCTTGCCATTGCTTATATATAAAAATCCCATCGTTTTGTAGTGTGGGAGTTCTTTTAGTTTATTTAAACAACTATAAACAGTCTTTCCTTCTGTTTTGTATACCTTGTTATTGATCTCTAGTTTAAGTTTATACATTGAATTTGTATGTTTTAGTTGATGTTATTGCTGTCATAGCGTCTTGATGGTTAATTACTTTGCCATACAAGTTACTTGAAAGGTCTGTGGCTAATTGATTAGCATATCTAAATAGCTGGTTCTTGTCTTTAATCATTTGTTTCTTCTCCCTATACTGAGTTTGATAAGCCTCTACTTCCTGTGAGAGCCTAAAATCTTCACTTGCTATGTACTTAGCCCACCACACATCTGGCTCATCTCCTTGTTGCCTACTGTGTACTGCCTCATGTTTCTCTAATGCTCTGTCTATATGACCGTTAGCTGGATTATAAATAGTATCTCCATAAGTAAAGATAGTGTTATCTGCAACAGCAAAGTATTTTTTGATAGTCTCTATATTTGGTGGAAATCTATTTATAATCTTCATCTAGCAGGGTTTACTTTATTAACTCTTTGTCTTATCGGTATATTATCTATTATCTCTTCTCTGTTAATAATCGGTATAAGGCTTATCATTCCGTACTTAACCGCATCCATACAATCAGACAAGTAATGATCTGGAGTATTTAATATGTTTCCCTCCTTATCAGTCTCCCACATATAGTTCCTATAAGCCTTTAAGAGGTTGGTGCTTGTTTTTGTTACTGATATTTGTTGTTGTTGAACTATCCCTATAGCCCATTTATTGTAACTCTTTTCTTTACCAAAGACATCCTTTTTCTTCTTAGCTCCTACTATATTTATCCCATACTGCTTAATATCTGCTATGCTTTTAGGCTCTGCTGAATCAGCTACTGTTAGGGCGCTTGGTAGGTTCTTTAAAACATCTGCTATCTCTTTGTTTAATAATCCCTTCTTAAATGTTATCTCATCTAGTATATAACCTCCGTTATAGTAATATATAGCTACTATTGCTGTTGGATCATTACTGAATCCGAAGTCTAGCCCATATCTTTCTAGCCTAGCTTCGTGCGGTATCTCGTCTATTGTCTTCCAATCGGTATATATTCTGCCTTCTACCTCTCCTAACTGCCCTAACCCATACACTTTCCACCAAGCTGTTCTGTTTTTTCTAGCCTCAATAGACTTAACTATCTCTGGACTTAGCGCTTCGTTGTCTTTATATGTTAATGTTATAAAATCTACATCCTCTCTCTTACCAAGTACATCATTATAAAACCAAAATTCATGTGTTGGATTCCAATCTAAGCCTATAAACTCTTTAGTTCTAACTTCTAATTGGTCGAAAGCATCTAGTGTCATGTTATTTGCCTCATTCATAAAGCACCGATCTCTTCTTCCACCTCTTAACTTGCTAGACTGATCTGCGCTAAAGAACTCTATCTGGCTACCTGTTTCAAATGTATCTATACTATCTGTTGAGTTCCATCTCTTATCTCTCCAATAATGGTGAGCTTGCATTATGTTTTT